AGGTTGGCGGCTGCGATGCCTGCGCGGTCTCCGCCGAAGGCGCCGGAGGTGATGGCGTTGCCCAATTGACCCGCCATTGCCTGCTGCTGATTCTGATTAAGCAGTGCCGCCTCGCTGCCTGCGACATTCTGCAGGTAGGGCGACATGAATTGATTGATAGCCGCGCCATTGATCTGTGACGGATCCACGGCCTGCCCGGCGCCTAAAGCATAGGCCGTGGCGCCCATGTTATAAGGTTGAGCCCCGGCGTAGGCTGAGTTAACGGTCCCCTGAGCCTGTTGGTACGACGGTTGCGCCTGATTGGCGGCGGCGTTGATCCCTGAAATGCCCTGCTGCTGTTGAGCATTTAGTCCCGCAACAAATTCGCCGCCGTAGGTCTGAAAAGGCGTCTGAGCGGCTTGCTGAGCCTGCGCGTTGACAGATTGGTATCTCGCCCATACTTCCGGCGGGATATCAATCTTCTGCGAACTTTGTGAGGTCTTGCCGCCCATTTTTTAGTGCTCCGTTCCCTGCCACTTGCCAGTCTGCGCGCCGTAAAGGAAAAACGCGCCACTGGGAGGGCCAAATTGACGTTCGTACATTTTGACTTTTGCCGACGTGCGGTGATTGGACAGCACGCCGATGATCAGCGGAATACCCAAAGTGTCCGCGACCTTCTTGCTGAACTCGCACAGTTTAGACGCCCGGCCACCCTTGGCGTTGCGGTAGTCCGGGTGAATGAAGATCGCCTTCTCTTCGACGACTTGCGAGTCGGAATACCACATGCTTCCGATCCGAAGCAGGACCAATCCCTCGACCATGCCGCCGGGCTTGCCGATGACCGCGCACAGGCCATGATCCTGATGCAGCGCAGGCCAGATCTCAGCCGCCAACTTGGCCGGATTCGGATTTAGGAACCCATTCTCATCGCACGCCATCATGGCAATCGCCATGATTTCGTCAAGGTCTTGAGGACCGGCGAGGCGAATCTTGAGTTCAACTGGATCGGTCATGGGATTAATCTCTCTTTGGGCCGGGTAGATCGGATAAGGTTTTGATCGTATTCTTTCTCATGCGCTTGACCCATTCGTCGAGCACCTTGTGCCCGCGATCTAGGTCGCCGTCACCCGCCTCGATTACTTGGTGGGGGGCGAGGACGTACTCTCCGCCTGCGGCGACGATGGGGACTCCTCCATCCGTTGCGCCGCCATCCGCACGATGAGGCATCTCAGCGCCATAAGGACCGCCAGACTGACCATAAGGCGCTGACCCACCGCCATAAGGCGTACCTCCAAAAATTCGTTTCATGTGCTTAAAGCCCGCCATGGTGTTGCCCTCACCCATGGCAGAAATGATGTCCGCCGGAATCACATAAGACCCGCTAGGAACATGCATAGGAAGATGATCAGTGCGGCCCGCCACAGAACTGTGAATTGGGCCAACGTGAAGTTTTCCCCCGTGAACATGAGGACCATGAGGCTTAGGTATACGAGGACCGCCGTGCGCTGAATGGCGGGCCGTAGAAAGCGCCGCAGCAATAGCCTGATCTTTAGGGTGACCCGCATGGATCATCTCCGCGATGTTATGGCTTATGGTCTTCTGACTTTTGCCACTGGTTAACGGCATTACGCTACCCTCCCGGAGATCATCAAGGTACACCCGGCCGCAGAAGCGGATGCTTGAATTGTGCCGCCGCTATTAAGGACTTGAGTGCCCGTCCAATGATAGGTTGTGTTCGCGGGAATGCTCAGTCCGTAGAACAAAGCGTTCCCAGTTCCCACCGCAGAGTTGGTAGGAACCAAATACAAATTCACAGAAACTGCACTTCCAGTCGTGTTGCAAAAACAAATGTCATTTAGGTAAACGGTCGAAGAAGACCCTGCCGTGTAAATGACATTTGTTGTCGTCGTAAGCGCGGACTGAGAAATCAAAGAATAAGAATAGGCTGATGCCAGATTGTTGATGGCAATCACACCATTCTTGAGTGCTGACAGGATGTCACTAAGTGAAGCGGCCATTAGAATTTACCATCCTGCTGACTTCGATAACGGATGTTACCCAATCGCCAGAAAGTACCGACATCGTTACTCGAAAGACTTATCGAGACGAGACGGCACCTAAACCTTGGCGTGATGAAGGTTGTCTGCTGAGTTAGCGAATAGGGCCCATACTGAATCGGCGTTTGACCCGGATAGTCGGCCACATAAAAAGTCAGGTTGACCGTCGCGTTTTGCGACCCGTTGTAGTAACCCCACTTCATGTCGGGCCAGACTTGATCAACAAACGTCTTCAGATCGCCTTCGTTTAGAGCAAAGTAACCCGTCTGAAAAGACGCCAACAAAGGCTGTCCATCTGCGTCTGTAGACGTTTCATGCTGATAGATATACCCAGAAGAAGGGTCGGCACCAATGGGCGGTCCCAGAACCGACTGATCAATCCAAGCCGTTCTTCCAAGCGAGCCGAAGTCCCAGACGTTTAGGTAAGCGTTAAATTTGATGTAATTTGATACTTCGCCATTACTGGTCGTCGTCGGGTAGTACCAACTGACCTCGCCAAAGCGCGAATTCACCGCAACGCGAATTTTGGATAAGTTGGTCTGATCAAGGTTCTGGAAGATCACGTCCCAGACAGGGCAAGGCAATGGCTCTACGCCGCTCCCAGAGAGCATGTAGAACTGCGATGGCCCCATCCAATAGACGATGCCGTTAAGGGCCGCTGCAGCCTTCTTGGCAATCAAGCCGCAGCCCGATCCGATTTCGTTGAACGAGTAAATGTCGGGGGTGCCGACGTACTGCATCGCCCAAAGGCCAATATCCGTCCATATCAGGCCCTGTTGAGGACCCTGAATGGCCCCCACAATTTTAGAGCCCTTGGGAAGTCGGTAGGACCCGGCCTGATTGGTAATCTGCCCAACCCAGACGCTGAAATTGTTTACGTCGCACCAACGAATCAAAAGCGGATCCTGAATGCCCGTAAAGGTTGTTCCGTAGGCAACCAATTGGCGCTGAGGCATCGCCATAAAGACGCCTTCATTGACCGGAGGGCAGTTGGGGATCGTGACTGCCGTTGGCGATCCGCCTGAGCCGTTCCATGCGTAAATGGGCGAGTAAGGTGTACCGCTGTACCCCGCATCGTTGACGGCAACGCCGATCAGAATCTCGCCCCAGTTGTCGAGCGTCCAGTCGTAGGCGACAATTTTTGTCCCGGTAGACGGCGTAACGGCCGTGCCTGTTCCGTAGCCCCCTGAGCCATACGTCCCAATGCCGTACCCGGTACCGGCAGGGATGGCGCCCACGCCAAAATTGTAAATGTATCGAGCCTGATTGCCGTTGATGTAGGCGGATCCTGCTCCTGTCGCCGTATTGCCTACGGTGATGGTGAACTGATCCACGTTGACGACGGATTGAACGATGTAATTTCCGTACAGCGTGACGCCATTCAACGAAGTCGATATCAATACGGGGTAAGTGGATCCCACCGAATAGCCATGATTCAGGAGGGTCACTGTGACGATGGAGGAGTTGGATGTCGTCGTGAACTGCGCGAGAGACGCCGCGTTCAGGATGGAAATGGTCCCCGCCACCGTCTGCGAGCCGGTCGTGGTGTTTGCGTACGAAACAGACGTAGTGGACGACGCCGTTATCGTATAAGTACCGGCATATCCGCTTGGGGAGATTCCGCCGCCTACCGTGACGGTAGAGCCCACGGGAGGCGCTACAGGCAGCGCGGCAAAAGAGATGGTCGCCGTGGACCCTGTGCCGCTCGCGGCCGTAGTGGCTTCTATGATCGGATTAGGGCCTATCGCATTGCCAAGGATGTCCGTGGCCATGACAGAGTAACTGCCAGAACTCAGATACCCATTGGGATCGCATTGGTACAGGCCAAAAAGGATGACGCCGCCCACCGAGATGTGCGTCGCGATGTAAACAGAGTCGTAACTGGTGATGCCCGTTACGACTGAGTCATTGATGACAAAGTACGGGCTTCCAAGCGTTGGCGCGTTAACGGATGCCGCAATGTTGTTGACTGTATAGGTCGGCGTAATGTCCTGAGAGTTGCCACCCTGCGGAATGACCAAAAGAGACGCCGCCGTAGAAGGGCTTGGAGATTGCGTACCGATGGCAAGGAATGCCACGGACTGCGTCGTCTCCCAAGCCCAAAGAGCCCGAATGGTTTGGCTGAACGAATAAGGGTAAAACTTCGTCCAACCGCCCAATTTTTGAATAAGGGCACCCAAAGTCGAATCGTAGATGAAGCGAATAAGGTTGCTGAACGAAAAGCCCGCCTCGTTGAGGGTGGGCGTCTCGTTAAGATCAACTCCGGGCTTCAGTTTTACGCTTGAGTGGGGCATGTCTTATCTCGTCGGCGTCGCGCCCTGCGGGACAGACATAGACGACCACGCGGAGCCTTGGAATTTCTTCCGGTACTCCTCGATGACCGCCGCGTTCTTGAGGCTCTGGTACTGACCCTCGTAACTCTGTGCCATGGCCGGATCGTCGCTCATGCGACCGAAGTTGCGCTGATACGCACTGATGTAAACCATGGAAGCCATGATCAAAAGATCGGGCAGGTAGGTGCTGATGAACGTTGTCGAGGTGTTCGCCTGCGCCGTGTTGGCGAATTCGTACAGCGTCGGCGTGCGGATGGTGCCGTAGAGCGTGACGGGATAGATCTCGTCAGCGTACGGGCCAAACAGGATGTTGTTGTAGGTGCTTCCACCCGACGCCAGATCGCCGCCCGTCATCGCAAAAAATGATGGGACGCCAAGCGTGTTGGGATTTCCAAACACCATCTGCAGGTATTCTTTCGATACCGGCTGAAGCGTGACGGCAGGCAGGTACGGCTGAGTGATCTGCATCGTCTGCACGGTGACAAAGTCGTCTACCGAGATCTGAAGCAGGTTGGTGTAGGGCGTCAGCGTGTAACTGCGCGAGACAATGGACGGCAGTAGGTCCATGTCGCGCTGTATGCGGAGTTCCGCATAGTTCAGCATCTGCGGGAGGATCGCGTTGAAGGCCGCATCGACGCCCTGAACGACACCGTTGACCGTCGTCGTGTTGACGACGGCCATGGTGGCGATCTGGTTAACGTACCCGTTGTAAGTCAGTGGCGTCGTATTAGCCATGGTCAATCCTTCGCAAACAGCGCCGCTTCAGCGGCACGTCTCGCGGTCAGTCCGGGCAATTTCTTGCCTTCCGCCAAATCCCATCTTTTAAACTCGCCGTCAGCCGCAACGTAATTCTTCTCGTTCAAGTACTTCAAAAGAGACGAATTGAAGAAGTTTCCCGCG